TCGTTGATGGCGAGAGACTATTTCGAGTTTTATCTAATTTTATTACAATCAAATATGAACATCAAGGAAACGAAGAAGAGTATAATCCAAGCTGGGCACAAAGCAGTTGAAGAGCTGATTAAAGTAGCGAAGGAAGCGATCGTTGATTCAGACGATGACATATCAGCAGATAGGCTTAAGAATGCCGCGGCTACTAAAAAACTAGCTATATTTGACGCATTTGAGATACTTAACAGAATTGAACAAGAAGAAAACTTGCTTGAGGGTAAAGCACCTGAAGAGACAAAGGAAAAAACTTTTAAGGGATTCGCAGAAAGTAGATCTAAATAATGTACGAGCAAAGTTTAGTTAAGACAGTTGAGCCGGTTAAGAAAACTACTATAAGTAGACTTAACAAAGGTAAGAAATGGAAATACGGTTACGATAAAGAACACGATATTATAGTTTTATCTCACAGTGGGCAAATAGGTGAGATAATAGAAATACAAGGACTAGTTATTGCGCTACCAAAAGCTCCTAAAGAAGTATATAAAGATCCGAAAAACAAATGGGTGAAATTCGAGTATCCCAAGGAGTTGAAAAGAATTAAAAATATATTCGATTGGAGAAACTATCCGGAAAGCAGTAAAGAAAAATGGTACGATTATATAGACGAAGAGTTCAAGAGAAGGGAAGAAGGATTCTGGTTCACAAATAATGGTAAACCAACCTGGATAACAGGTACGCAGTATATGTACTTGCAATGGAGTAAAATTGATGTAGGTGCTCCAGATTTTAGAGAGGCAAACAGATTGTTTTATATATTCTGGGAAGCTTGTAAAGCAGATAAAAGGTGTTATGGAATGTGTTACCTTAAAAATAGACGTTCTGGATTTTCTTTCATGTCATCAGCAGAAACGGTTAATTTAGCCACCCTTGCGAGTGATAGTAGATATGGTATATTATCTAAAACTGGTGCAGATGCTAAAAAAATGTTTACCGACAAAGTTGTCCCTATATCAATTAATTATCCTTTCTTTTTTAAACCTGTACAAGATGGTATGGATCGCCCTAAATCCGAACTTGCTTATCGTGTACCTGCTAGTAAATTTACAAGAAAAAAGATTACAGCTAATGAAAAGCTGGAAGACATACAGGGATTAGACACAACTATAGATTGGAAAAACACCGGAGACAATAGTTATGATGGTGAAAAACTAAACTTACTAGTACATGATGAATCTGGTAAGTGGGAGAGACCTGATAATATTTTAAATAACTGGAGAGTTACAAAAACATGCTTACGATTAGGTAGTAGGATTATTGGTAAATGCATGATGGGTAGTACTTCAAATGCTTTAGATAAGGGTGGAGAGAATTTTAAAAAACTATACAACGCCTCAGATGTCACAAAAAGAAATAGAAATGGTCAGACAAAGTCTGGCTTATACTCTTTGTTTATCCCAATGGAATGGAACTACGAAGGATTTATTGACGAGTATGGAGTTCCAGTCTTTACTACTCCTGATATCGATAGACACGCACCAGACGGTGAATTAATAGACATAGGTGTAATAGATAACTGGCAGAATGAGGTTGACGGTCTTAAAGATGATCAAGACGGGTTAAATGAATTCTATCGTCAATTTCCAAGAACAACTGAACACGCATTTAGAGACGAAACAAAAGGAAGTATATTTAACTTAGTGAAAATATACGAACAGATAGACTATAATGACGAAATGTCTAGAACTCTAGGAATTACAACGGGTAATTTCCAATGGGTGAATGGGATTAAGGATTCTCAAGTTATATTCTACCCAGATCCAAAAGGAAGATTTAAAGTTAGTTGGGTTCCACCTTCTGGAATACAAAACAGAGTGGTGCTTAAGAATGGGATCAAATACCCAGGCAACGAGCACATGGGAGCCTTTGGTTGTGATAGTTACGATATATCAGGAACAGTAGATGGAGTTGGATCAAAAGGGGCTTTACACGGCTTAACTAGGTTCAGTATGGAAGACGCTCCGGCTAATAGTTTCTTTTTAGAATACTTATCAAGACCACCAACCGCTGAGATGTTCTTTGAGGACGTTTTAATGGCTTTAGTATTTTACGGGATGCCTATACTCGCAGAGAACAATAAACCTCGTCTCTTGTACTATCTGAGGCGTAGAGGATATAGAGGGTTTAGTATGAATAGACCTGATAAGATATGGAACAAATTATCTGTAGCAGAAAAAGAGGTAGGTGGTATACCTAACTCTTCAGAAGATATTAAACAAGCTCATGCCGCTGCGATTGAAATGTATATACAAGATCACGTTGGAATGAAGCAAGATGGAACGTTTGGTGATTTGTATTTTAACGAGTTATTAAATGATTGGAGCAGGTTTGATATAAACAAAAGAACAAAGCATGATGCATCAATAAGTTCTGGTTTAGCTATTATGGCTAACAACAGGCACCTGTATGCGCCAAATGCAAAGATAGAAAAACCAAAATTAAATATACACATGTCTAAGTATTCCAATACAGGTGGCATGTCTAAAATAATTAAAGAATAATATGAGGAATTTTCCAAGTCAAGTTGTTAGCGATGCAGAGAAGATAAGCTATGAGTATGGGCTTAAAGTTGCTCAAGCTATAGAAGGGGAGTGGTTTGACGAAACAAACAGTCAGAGTAGGTATACTAACGGTAAAAATAATTTTCATAATTTAAGACTATACGCTAGGGGAGAACAGTCTATACAAAAGTATAAAGATGAATTATCTATTAATGGTGATTTATCTTACCTTAATCTAGATTGGAAACCAGTTCCAATTATCTCTAAGTTTGTAGATATTGTCGTGAATGGTATCGCCGAGAGAACTTATGACATAAAAGCATTTTCTCAAGATCCATTTGGAGTTAGCAAGCGTACCGAGTACATGAACGCTATAATGGAGGACATGAGGTCAAAGGAATTGAAAGATTTTGTTAAGGAAAAGTTTGGTATGGATTTATTTAAAAATCCCCCATCAACACTACCAGAAACACAAGAAGAATTAGATTTACACATGCAGCTTAATTACAAACAAGCTGTGGAGATAGCTGAAGAACAGGCTTTAAATGTTTTATTTGAAGGAAATAAATATGAGTTAACGAAAAAGAGGTTTTATCACGATCTTACCGTTTTAGGTATAGGTGCAGTGAAAACCTCTTTTAATACTTCTGAGGGCGTGGTGATTGATTATGTTGATCCTGCAAAACTAGTTTACTCTCATACAGACTCACCTTATTTTGAAGATATATACTATGTTGGTGAAATTAAAACGATTCCAATAAACGAGCTTATAAAACAATTCCCACACCTTACAACTGAGGATTTAGAGGAAATCCAAAAATCAAGCGGCGTAAGCAATAGAAACAACAAGCGATATAGAGAAGGCGAAGTTGACAAGAACAAAATAGATGTGCTTTACTTTAACTATAAAACCTATATGAACGAGGTTTATAAGTTAAAAGAAAGTGCTTCTGGAGCAGAGAAAGCTATTGAAAAAGATGACACTTTCGCTCCACAAGAAAACGAGAACTTTAGTAGAGAGTCCAGAAAGATGGAGACTTTATATGAAGGCGCCTTAGTACTGGGTACTAAAAAGCTTTTAAAATGGGAGATGTCAAAAAACATGATGCGTCCTAAAAGTGATTTCACTAAGGTTAAAATGAATTACGCGATTTGTGCCCCAAGAATGTACGAAGGTCGTATTGACTCTTTGGTTAAAAGAATTACTGGTTTTGCTGATATGATTCAACTGACTCATTTGAAGTTACAACAAGTGATGTCAAGAATGACACCAGATGGTGTGTATTTAGACGCCGATGGTTTAGCTGAGATTGATTTGGGTAATGGAACCAACTATAACCCACAAGAAGCTTTAAACATGTTCTTCCAAACAGGATCTGTTATTGGTAGATCATTTACTTCTGATGGTGATATGAATCCAGGTAAAATTCCAATACAAGAGATTACAAGTGGCGCTGGAGGGGGTAAATTACAAGCGCTTATAGGTAACTATAATTACTATCTACAGATGATTAGAGATGTAACCGGTCTTAACGAGGCTAGAGACGCTGCTAATCCAGATCCAAAATCATTGGTAGGTGTTCAGAAAATGGCAGCCGCAAACTCAAACACAGCAACTAGACATATATTGCAAGGTGGATTGTTTTTAACAGGTGAGGTAGCAGAGTGTTTATCACTTAGAATATCTGATATTATAGAGTACTCCCCAACAAAAGACGCTTTTGTTCAGGCTATAGGAGCTCACAATGTGGCGACTTTAACTGAGATGGCGGATTTACATTTATATGATTTTGGAATATTTATAGAACTAACTCCAGATGAAGAGGAGAGAGCAATGCTAGAGAACAATATTCAAGTAGCGTTAGGCCAACAAAACATAGAGTTAGAGGATGCTATAGATCTTAGAGAAATTAAAAATATTAAACTAGCCAACCAACTGTTAAAGATAAGAAGAAAGAAAAAAATGGCTAGAGATCAGAAAATGCAACAAGAAAATATGCAAGCTCAGTCTCAAGCAAATATACAGCAGCAACAAGCTTCTGCTGAACTTGAAATGCAAAAACAACAACAAGTAGCCCAAACAGCTATATCTATAGAAGAAGCAAAATCTAGGTTTGAACTAGAAAAGTTAAACCAAGAAGCTCAAATAAAAAGACAGTTGATGGAACAGGAGTTTCAATACAACATGCAACTTAAGGGGGCTGAGAGCAATCAAAGATCTCAAGGTGAAAAAGAAAAAGAAGATCGTAAAGACAATAGAACAAAGATTCAAGCGACACAACAATCAGAAATGATTGAACAAAGAAAAGGAAGTACTGGACCTAAGAATTTTGAGTCTTCAGGTAACGACGTATTAGGAGGTATTGATATGTCGAACTTTGGTCCTAGATAAATTTATTAACTATTATTATATTATATTATGGCAAAAAAAGAAGAGCCAATCGCTGACGGCGAGACTGGCAAAATCAAAGTAAAAGCGAAAGCTAACAAAGAAAAACAACCAGATGGTAACGAAACAAAAGGGAACGTTACAAAGGTTAAAGCAAGGATGAAGAAGCAACC